AACCGTCCGTCGATAAACTTAAACATTCTCCGAGCCTTGCCCCTGCGCGTATAATCAACTACGCAGCGTAGCGGTCTGAGAACCGCGACGGCAGAACATCAAGAGCGGAAAGGTCTGCATCCTTGCGAGCAGACAAGCGCGATTAGTAGGTACGGTCTCGAAAGTCGCGGGCTGGTTATCCAAGCAAGCCGAAAGGTGAGCATCACACGGGATAATAAGATATGGGTCTGAAAAGACAAAATGAAAGTATGGCAAAGACAAAGGACATAGATTGGCGGTCGCTGGAACCTGCAACAATCGACATCATCCTCAAAGCCCGGATAAGGGACTATTGGCTGAGTGTCGAGAGAAACGGGGGAAAGGAAGCCAAGCGGATAGGATGCCTGCTGGAAAGGATTGCCGACATCGACAACCTCAGAGACGCAGACAGGGATGCACAGAACGGCAAGGTTACTAAGAACCGATATATCCGCAGGCACAACGAGCGTGCTGATCAAGACCTACGTGAGCTTCAGCTGATGATACTCACGGGAGATTTCCCCGAATGTGAGTATGAGTTCATGGAAGTGGTTAGCGATGCGGGCAAGCTGCGAAAGATTGCCAAACAGCAGTACTTCCCGTGGCGTATCCTACACCATGCCATAATGAGGGTGATAGGGCCTTACATATACAGGAGCTTGATTTACGACACATTCGCCTGTATCAAGGGAAAAGGACTTCACTTCGGAGTTAAGCGGATGAAGAGACAGCTCAGACGCTATCCCGAATACAAGTGGTTTTGGAAGACAGACTACAAGAAGTTCTACCTGTCAATACCTCACGACACCATCCGCTGGGCTATGCGTAGGAAGTTCAAGGACGAACGGTTGATAGACCTGCTGGAGATAGCCGTGTTCAGCTATTCGTCGGGCGACGATGTAAAGGAAGCTCTCGAAGATGAGGAACGACGTAAAGCGCGGTGTGCCAATTGGCGCGTTCACAAGCCAGCCAATAGGAAACTTGGCCGTAAGTGTGGTAGATCATCACGTCAAGGAAAAGATGCGTGTGAAGTGCTACCTGCGGTATTGTGACGATTCCGTTGGACGTGCCAAGACAAAGGCACAGGCGCGGCGTGACATGCTGGAGTACGACCGCATTTCAAGGGAGATTGGGCTGGTAGTGAAGCACACGGCTGTGGTTGCGCCTATCGGCATCGAGAAACGCAATGAGCAAAAGAAGAGCCGCAAGAGGAAACGAAGCAAGGGGTCGAACCATCGACTTTCTCGGCTACAGATTCACGGGTCAGCGTGTCAAGCTCCGAAAGAGCATCAAGCAGACCTTTGCACGAAAGAGTAAACGAATAAACGACAAAGACAGGCTTCATGAAGTCCTTGCCAGCTATTGGGGCTGGTGCAAGTGGGGCAACTGCAGAAACCTGTGGAATAAAATAACTAAAAACGATATGAGTTTTGCAGAATTAGGATTCAAGCAGAGAGACCGTATGAAAGATGGGCAGAAGTTCTTTGATGTTCCGGAGCGGAAACTGATGGACATACTGAACACGCCTTTTACGGTGCTGGATTTCCAACCGAACGTCACTACCAAGCAGGGGAACGGACGTTATTGTGTGCTTTGTGAGCAAGAGGGAAAGCGATTTAAATTCATAACGAACTGCTATAACCTCAAAGACGTGCTCGACCAGGCGCGAGAAGCCGAGACGGAAGAGCGCAAGGTGTTCCCTGTTCACGATGTGGTTGTGAAGCGCAGGAGTCTCGGAGATGGCAAAAGCGCATATTATTTTGAAGAATAAGAACCAATAAAAGTTTATAAAATGAAAGCAAACTATCAGATGGAAGCACTGCCGAAGAACGGCGTGCAGGTGACGGTTGAAGGTGCGTTGGTACGCCTGTTGTTCGACTTTAAGAAGGTTGTGCCCGAGGATGATGAATCGCCGCGCGACACCTACGATTGCGAAAGTGTTGACGCTACCGGCCGCACCTACGGGGATATTGTGTCCTCTATTGTCAATGACCGGTACAGCTCGGACAAGGTGCAGGCTATCATGGCGAATTACGCGGAGGCCATCGACGCGGAAAGCGAGATAGAGGCCGGCAAACGTTCGGAGTATATCGCCGAATACACGGCCTACCAGCAGTTCCGCAAGCACGCCAAAGAGATTGCGGCCATTGCAGTAGAGACGCTTAACGTGTAAAGCGATGCCGGGTGCACAAGGGCACATCACAGTCAGACGCAGGTCGAAGAACGGGAAGGATGCGGAGCCTACTGTTACGCTTGTGCCGTCAGTTCCAACGGTGAATGTCCCGCTTGGCAGTGACGGTTACGTTGAATCAGCAGCCAACGACTTTGATGTAAGAGTTGTGATGAAGGTCGGTTTGGCCACCATTTCAACTTTTACGTCACTGGCAGTGAGCAAGATTACAGGTGGTGTGTATGGTTTTTATCCGACAGAACCAATCCCTTCGACAGGTACTGTCAAATTTCACTTATGCTGGGATGATAAAGTCACACAATTAGGAGTGTTGACCAACATCTTCCAGGTGACCGGCACTGCGCAGTACAAAGGCAAGACTTACACAGAAACATGTGATATATGTGTTTGTTTTGTCGTTGCCGGCAGCAGCACGACCGGTCCGCAGGGTAATGCCTACACCATTGACGGCCCGGAACTGATCAGATATAATGAGAAAACGGGGACAGCAGCCCCAGAGACTGTGACATGGACGGCCAGGAACAACGGGTCAGCCGTCAACACGACGCTTCGCGCCATCTACAACGGAAGTCAGATTAGCACATTCACGAGCGGCGGTGAATTCGGCGTAGTCGATTTCTTGGACCAGGAAGCCCCCGGCCTCAAGAGCGGCGGCACGTTCACGCTGCAGATGCTCGTGAACAATGCGGTAGTGGCTACCAAGACGGTGGTGGTTGAGCGTGTCCGTGAGATAGTGTTCCGAGGCCCGCAAGTATGGCAATCTGGCAGGGTATACTACGGCGGTGAGTGGGACGCGGAAGCCAATCTGTTCGTAGTTGACATAACGACTCAGAAAGTGTCTGGAACCTGGTATTATTTCTACTGCAAAAAGAAGAACTCGAACAACACCACGCTCTCGCCATGGGACGACACGCAGGGCGGAAGTCGGGGCGGCACCTATTGGGTAAGAGCTGAAAAGATTCCCTTTGTTGCGACAGAACTGCTGTTGGCCGACGGAGCTGTTATAGACTGGCTGCAGGGCAGGACAATGATACTTACCGATACGAACGGTACGGTCACTGGCGGCTTTCATGGGGATACAGGTGTACAGTTGTGGCTGGGCGCGACAACAGAAAATAAGGAAAATGCCCCGTTCAGAGTTAGTAACACAGGAGCTCTGTATGCTGAGAACGCGACCATCAGTGGAGAATTCACGGTGGGTAGCGCACAGCAGGGCATAACCATCAACGCGTCAGGATGGATGCAGTTTAATGGGCAGTACACTGTCGGAGCCAAGACCTACAACAATGTGCTCACCATTGCTCCAGACCCATATAACGGAGGTAAATTGACCGGTGTAGGACTTGTTACAGATACCAGTCATAACGTTTCCGCATCGGCCAAACTTTACTTGGCGCCATCCTGTATCGAAACAATCAGAATAGGCACCACGCATTCAGTCATGGGTATCGGTGGTGTTTACGAAGGACTATTCCTTGCAGCAGCAGATTTCGATAGCGACATGTCACTTCCGCAAGGATACACCGACTATAACCTGATGAGTACAGCATATAGTCAGTACTATAAAGAGATGATTCATATCACCCCTGAAGCTATACGACTCAATTCTTCCGAAGGCATATTTGTCAACGACTCCTTTTACAGCAACCCGGGAATAACGCTCAGTTCAATAGGCTTCAACGCAGACCAGGCAATAGCAGACTCTTGGTCAGGAGGCTCAGCGGTCAATTCCGGCCACGTCAAAATTCTCGAAGCTTCTGGGGGCGGATATATCTACTTGTGTTTTTACGGAGGCATTCTGCGAGGCGTTTCAATGGAAAAACCTACCGGAGCACCATACGGATTAAGCCTAAATTAAAATATATGAATATATGAAACGAATCAATTTTTCAGCTGTCCCCTGCTGGACAGACATCAAGAAAGAAGATAAGATACTTACGGACATCAAGTATCAGTTCTCGGACGCAATGTACAAGCATGGCAATGGTATAGCAATGGGAGCCCTTGCGATGAAGATATACAATTCACAGGGAGAGACGGAGTACACCGATGAGGAGGTGAATACCATCCTCCGGTTTGCAAGCAGCGTCAATCCCATTGTATTCGATTCTCTGAAAGCTCTTGTAGAATCAAAAGATAACAAGCCAGTGGAAGAGTAAAGTAATATATTTGCAGAAATTTCTAATTCTAAAGGAATGAACTGGAAAGTATTGTTTGGTATCATAGGCGGCGGGTTCGGCTGGCTGGTCGGAGAGTTTCACCCGACCTTCCCGCTCATCATTGTAGCGGTAATCTTCATAGCGTATGACGCATGGACGGCCTACTGCCTTGACAGACGCGTACACGAACGTTATCCCGACAAGACGAGCCGGGAGAAAGCCAAGTTCACCAGCTTCGCTTTCGGGAAGGTGGTACGCTCAACTATCCCCAAACGATTGTGGCTTATCATCCTGGCCTACCTCGTTGAGCATTGGGTATTCGTTCACGTGACAATCCCGCTGTCCTACATCGTGACTGGCGTGATATGCTTCGAGCAGGCATGGTCGATTCTTGAAAACGAAAGCTCATGTCGAGATGAGAACGAGAGTCGATTTTGGAAGATTCTGCAAAAGGTCATGATAGACAAGACATCACGTCATTTTGACGTGAACCTGGACGACTTGCAGACGGATAACGGGAAGAAAGGAGGCGAGGCATGATAGTGCTGATTGACAACGGTCATGGCAACACCTGCGGCAACGGAAGCCCGGACGGACGCTTCAAGGAGTGGAGATACAGCCGACAGATCGCGGAAGCAGTGAAGCTGGCCCTTGTGGCCAAAGGTTACGAGGCACGCCGCATCGTGGAGGAAGAGGAAGATGTTTCCCTTGCCAAGCGATGCCGGAGAGTGAACGACATGTGCGCGAAGCACGGAGCCGACAACATACTGCTGGTGAGTATCCACAACGATGCAGCCGGAAGCGGGCGCACCTGGAGAGACGCGCGAGGCTGGAGCGTCTGGGTATATACCCAAGCGAGCCGGAAGAGCCGGCTGCTGGCACAGCACCTGTACAAGGCAGCGGAGAAACGCGGGTTGCAGGGGAACCGGTGTGTCCCCGAGTGTAAGTATTGGGAGGCCAATTACTACATCACGAAGAACACCAAATGCCCGGCAGTGCTCACTGAGAACCTTTTCCAGGACAACAAAGAAGATGTCAACTATTTGCTGAGCGAAGAGGGCCGGCAGGCTATCGTTGACCTGCATGTGGAAGGCATCATCAACTACATACGAAGTGTGACATGAACAAAACGAGTATAATCATCCAATGCACGTTCCTGCTTGTGTCGATGTGCATCGCAGGGATATGGGGCTACGGCATAGGAGCCTCAAGGAATGTGCGGACAACAACATATAGCGACACGGTGCTCTATACAGACACCATTCCGTATTACAAGCCAGTGCCGGTTGACAGCGTTGTGGTGAAGTACGTTACGAAACCCCTTCCCATAGCCAAGCCGAAGCCAACCGAAACGGAGGTGGAGGAAAGCAGCCGGGACAGCGCAGAGGTTATTATCCCCATCACGCAGAAAGTCTATGAAGGGGAGGATTACAAAGCATACGTCAGCGGATATGAGACGAAGATAGACAGTATCTTTGTTTATCCGCAGACAGCCGTCATCACCAACATAGTGCAGGAAAGGGAGCCACCTCCCCGCTGGCACATCGGTATAACCGGAGGCTATGGCTACGGATTCAAGAGCCAACAACTGGAGCCGTTTATCGGCATAGGTATAACATACAGTTTTATCAGTTTCTAATATGGAGATAACCCTATCAGTCAAGCGAACAGAAGTGTTTGAGGAGGTGGCGCAGACCACCAACTACACCGGAGCGAAGATGGACGATGATGCCAACGCATACGACCGTATCAGCACGGTTGATGAAGATGAAAGCGAGTTGAAACGCTTTTGGGATGAGAGCCGCGCAGACGTGGCGCAGGCTTTTATCCGCATGCTTTCATCGGAGGGCATGGCGGCAGACGATGACACATACAACCTTGTATTGAACGTGTCAGTCAGTTTTGACAATGCCCTTCTGCCAAGCATGCAACTCGGCCTGTTCTCCTATTTCGTGCAGAGCATTGCCGGCAAATGGTATGCGTACACGAACAAAGGGGAGTCTGGCGAAGTTTCCAATGCAAGCAAGGCCATTCTTGACGATGTGAAAGAAAAGGCACTCTTCAAGAAGAAACCAGTAAGACCGACATACAATTAACTTAACTCAATAAAAAAATTCAACCATGGCAGAGAACAAGAAAAATCTCACTGTCACGATTCAGACCAAAGAGCTGAAGTATGCGATCATGAACAAGACGCACGTGACAGCCCGCAGCCTGGAGGCGTCCGGCAAACTGAACTACGAAGCCGCAGCACATATGCAGGCGAGTGAGGACAGCGAGAACTCATACGAACTCTTGCGAGCTATCAACAATGCCATTGCAGAGACGAAAGTCGAGCTTGGCGAGTATCTGAACGAGACTGTCACGAGCACTGACAACCTTATCAAGGAGGCGGTGGAGAACGGCGAAGCCGTGACGATGACTTTCCTCCTGCCCAGCAACTACAACAGCGCAGCAGCCGATGCCCTCGGCGGAGGTGTTCACGACTTTGTTGTTGGCCGCAGCATCTATGAATGGTACCGACAGACGGTTCCGGAGATTGCCGATGCCTGTAAAGCGGATGCAGAAGCAGCCCTGGAACGCGCGAAGAAAGCCCTCTACAAGCGTTCGCGCCCGTCACGTCCCACGTACACCCCCTAACACCGGCAGACGATGGGCTACTGTAATTGCTGTACTACCGGCAGCGAAGAGACGCGCGTTGTGCGTTTGAGATTCCTGCGTTCACAGTTGCTTTACGACATCAAGAACTATGCCTTTATCGAGGCAGACGTTATGGGTGAGGAGAAGCAGCACGCCCAGCACATGCTTGCCGACATCGGCGAGGAGGGCAATGTTGACAGGGTGAGCCGCGTCCTTGCGGTAGCCCATACCGCAGTTGTTGAACTGCTGTATCCGCTAACGAAACAGGACCCCATCGAGGAGGAGATAGATAACTGCCTGTCAGCCCCCGATGAGTATGTCGTGGAACTGAACGTACCGCAAGGCATGTCACGCACCACCCTGCAACTGTTATCGAAGCTGATACACGAATACCTGGTCTATCTTGTCCTTGCCGACTGGCTAAGTATCACCGACCCCGAAGCATCGGCGAAATGGGCTGAGAAAGCCCAGTTGACGGAGGAAGAGATCTCCAAAGCCAAGAACGTAAGGCCAGGAGCCTTTACGCGAAAGATAAGTCCGATGTAACCAGGCGCACGACCACAAAGCAATCCCACCCTTCCTCACGGGAGAGTGGGATTTGAAATTTTAACTCTAATGTAAGTGTAAGTCTGGGTAATCACCTTATCCTCACGGACATGGCAACTTAGCAAAAATGAAGCTTTGTTTGATTAAAAACCCTTAAATAACCTAATCAAAATGAAAATCATCGTAGTCTATTAGTGAATCGTGGTTCGTAGTTTATGGAAGCCCCGAAGATGGATTCATCTTCTGTGAGCGTTGCTGTTCCAGCGATACGGAAGTACTTGTATGACGTACCCCGGAAGCCGCGCAGGTAATGGTCCTGTGACGACCAGATAAGCTGCCAGTTATAGAGGTCACGCGAGCCGTAGAGCACCGTAGTAACGTCCCCCTTTTCAAAGTGCCCGCGCTGTATAATCTCCGACACAGCCTTTTGTATGTCCGAAGCATCGAGTTTGAGAGGCCGCGTAATGAAGAGACCCTTACATTCGGCTTCACCCACATTGGAGAAGGAGACGAGCTTGTTGATTTTCGTCCCGGTTACCGTTTCGCCGGCAGCCATTGCCAATGCATCCGGATAAGAGTTGAGCCTGGAAGTGAGGAGAGAATGAATCATACCCCATTTTTTTGACTCAAGCGAATAGACGTAGGCATAGGTGTAGATCGGCTCACCGTTTTCTGTTTCCGGGTTGAATACGAATATGCGCTGGTGCACATAATCGTAGATTATCTGACAGCCGGAAAGGAAAGCCAACAAAGGTTTTGTGGGCAGACATGCGTCCGCAGTATGTCCGATGAGGGTGTGCAGCTGGGTAACGCCCGGCAGGGCCGTTACATCGAACGGTGTTTCATCAAAGATGCCGTCAGTGATACATGCCGTTTCCGAACCGGTGATGAGCATGATGCCGCGATCGGTGGCGAACAGCACAGAGTTGTCGAGCTGTGTTATGCTGTCCGGGTTGATACACACATCGCGCGTGATAGGCTGTCGCGCACTATACAGGCCGTCGGAAGAAACCTCCAGCGACCAAACACCCTCGTCGGTGAACGCATAGAGCGGGAACTGTCCGAACTGCCCCTGCGAAAGAGCTTTGTTGGCAGAGGATATAGCCATAACCTTGCCGCCGCCGACTGCGTTGATGCCGAGAAGCGGGAAATAGAACGGGTTATTAACTTCGGACGTATATATCTTGTTTGAAGCGTCAATCAGAATGTCATTTGCCGGAGTTGCCGACGGCACAGGGATGGGAGACAACGACGGGTTAGGACGTTCGGAAGCGAATCCAAGCCAGGCGTATGCCCCGTTAAGGAGGTCATGCGCTTTGAGGTCACATGAAAATATCTTCGTTTCGTTTTGGAAGATAATCACCTTGTAGGCATTGGCATTGGGATAGAACAGCCAGGATCCGAAAGCCGTAGGCCGGTAGCGACCCTCCAATGTCTCGGTGGAGGTCTGCCAACCGCTGCTGTCATACTCTGTAATCGTTTTGGTGCCAGCTTGCCAATTATATTTT